TGTCCAAAACCTCACTGTCTGGGTCCCTATCGATGTAGGTCACCTGGTATCGCTTCGTGAAACGATATGGATCGTTGTCAGCGAACTGAGTCACACCGTATTCTCGCCCGTAGACGATGCACGGATATGCCATCGAAACGTTTGGAGGTGGTTGAAAGTACACATTTGTGCTTTCCAGCGTATCCTCAAGGAGTTGCTGGAGCGCTAGCCGTGGGGCCATTGTATACACCTCCCAAACGAAGCAGTAGGCGGGGACTCTGGACCTCAACGTTCGAGACAACCCAGTTAGTCCCCGCCCACGACACGTAGCGGATGGCAAAGAAATGTTCGTTGGCAAACTGATCTGCGACGATGCTGATCGAGTTCCCCACGGAGAGATCGTTGTTGACTTTCTCCCCTTCCTGGAGTCTACGACTGTTACGAATGACATCACCCTGGTATTGAACCTCGGTAATGACATCATCGTAGACTCCAGGACGGATCTCGCCAGCTTCACCGTAACCGATGACTCCGACGAACTTTGCCATCAGAGGTGACTACGCCTTGTACTTGTAGGACCACTCGTCGTCGACGTTGTTGTCGAAGTAGTAGCCCGCAGCCGGGACCGCCTGGACGTTCAGCGTCTGTCCGGTGGTCAGCGTGGTCGGCGAACCGGTGGTCAGCGTGGCGCTGGTGTCCTTGTTCTTGTAGACAACACCGGTCTTGGTCGGAACCGTGACGACGTTACCCGCGCGAGCGGCCGGAGCCGGGTCGACGAGAACGTTGGCAGCAGCGGTCGAACGAAGGACGATCGCAGAACGAAGCTTCGTCAGGGCGCCCGACAGGCGGGTCTCCATCAGGTACTTGTACTGGTTGTAGTCGATGTCGAAGTCGTCGAACGTGGTGAGCTCTCCGCCACGGTCCGCACCCAGGGTGTAGTCCGTCAGGTTGACGATGATGCCGAGCAGATTGCCCTGACCCTCGAGAACCTCGACCGGAACGACCTCGGCGACGCGAAGCTCGGTGGCGAGCTCCTGGACGGAGCGATACATGCGTCGCTTCATCCCGTCCTTGACCATGAGCAGACGCGAGAGGGTCTCCTCGGTGGTGTAGAAGGTCGGCGTGCCCGAGCCCTTGTAGAACCGACGGTTCAGGATGAGCGCGTCGACGATCTCGCTGTAGTCCGAGCTGGCGTCGTCGATGTTGACGTTCACCGTGTAGGTGTACAGCTCGTGGTCGTTGGCGATGGACCGGATGCCGGCACCCTCGGTGACCGTACCCGACGGGTCCTTGATCTTGTCCTCATCCGAGGGGTCACGACCGTCACCGATGAGGATCGCGCGCGCGAGTTCCTCGTCGAGCATGAGACGCATCTCCTGCTTCATCCACACGACCACGTCGAAGTCAGTGATGTCCACGATGTCATCGCGGTCCAGCTTCTGCTTCTTGTAGATGGTGGTGGGGGTGGTGACTCGCTTGGACACGCTGAAGAACTCTTCCTTCTTCAGGTTGCCCTTGATGTAACCCTTCGCACGAGCCTCGTCCTCGGTGAGGTCGGCCGCCCAGGACTTGATCCGCGAGAACGGGCGCTTGGTGGTGCCGTTGATGACACCCTGCACCCACTCGGTACGGCGCTTGTCCCAGTCGGGGCGGTCCGTGACGGACTTGGCGTCCGGGAACAGCAGGTCGATGTTGGTGATGCCGTGGGCGAGGGCGTAGGCCTCCACCGCGGACTTCATCGTCTGTCCCGGCTTGCGGGCGTCAGCGAAGATGCCCTGGATGTCCGAGTGCGAGAGGACGGTCTTGGCCGCGCCAGCGTCGTCGGCCTTGGTACCCGTCTCGAAGACGTTGTGGGTCATGTCGGTGCCTTCCTGGTTGTTGTCGTCGGAGTGCTTCGCGGAGTCGGTCCCCTCGAGAGCCATGCCAAGCATGTAGTTCACGACGTCCTTCTGCTCGGGGGTCAGAGTGTCATAGACCTCCCGAAGAGTCGAGTCCGCGGCGTGTGCCAAGTCCTCGTCAGACTGCTGGTCGTCAGACACCTTGTCTTCGACCTTCTTCACGTCCTCGACGACCTTGTCGTCTGAGGGTGCTTGCGCACCATCACCGTGAACGAGCTGCTCGCCGGTGGTGATGACTGCCTCATCCTCGAGAGTCTCGACATCGCCGTCGCTGTGCTGAATGGCGACGTAGTCGATCTTGGCGCCGGGGTTGGCCCCAGCAAGAACCAAGCTGACCTCACGAATCGCTCCGTGGAAGACCTGCTTGCCCTTCTCGATGAGCTGGTTCGCGTAGATCGAGAGGAACGTGATGTCCCCGTGCTCGACCAGCTTCTTGGCGCTCTGTCCCGTGGGGGTGCTGTTGAAGAACCCCTGGGTGTAGACGCCATCCTGACGGTTCTCCAGCACAGCGTGGCCGAGAATGTTCTCGGGGCTGTGGTGACCGTGCTGCCAAACCAGCGGAACCGTCATCTTGTCCTGATGCTTGAACGCATCCGGCATGATGGTTCGACCGTCGGAGCACTTGAGGCCAGTCTTAGTGGCGTAGCCGCTGAAATCAGCTTCCATTTTGACTGTCTCCTTCCTGATTGGTATTTGTCGGTGCCGACGGAGCCGGCATGTTGCTGTTTCGAAGCTCATCGGCCTTCGGATCCTTCGAAGGTCTGAGTCCTATCGAACCGCGGATCTCGTTTGCACTCATGATCTCGTTTCGAGTGAACTTGTCTGCGATCTCTGCCATCTCTGCGACAGGAACTAGCTTGAATGGATCCCTGAAATAGAGGATGCGTTGGTTTTGAGACCTTGCCGTCTTCGTTAAGAACGAACGCGTCATTGCCTCGGTGATTGCATCCAGAACAGGCACGATGGAACGGTTGTTATAGTTGATCATTGCCTTTTCGTCGGCAGTGCCATCCATAACCTCGGGTGTGAGACCGAGTTGTGTGTACAGCAAGGCAGTGAGGTACTCCACCTGCTTGAGGAGGTTGTTCTCAGCTGGCCGGTTGAGCTGGGTGATCTTTTCAGTACCGTCTGTGTAGGCGATTCCGTACTGACTTCCCTTGAGCTGGAACTCGATGTCCTTCCGACGCTGATCGGCAGCCTGACGACGAGCCTCAGACTTGATGACGTACGGAAGCTGAATGATTAGATCGAGTTTTCCCGATGCCGAAAGCTCATCGGAGTTATCCAACAGAGCGAGCTTGCGCGTCAGTCTCTGAAGGGTCGAGTTGGGCTCGTTCATCACCGCGTAAAGCGGGTTCTCGGCGATGGCCACAATTCGTTTGGGCAGATGAATCTCTTCGCGAACTCCAGTTCGCTCGTTGTAGAGACTCACTTTGACGTGGTACGGATACCACTGCTTGACTACGCCAACGCGCAGGCTCTTGATGTCGAACGAACCGGAAACTTCCGGATCCAGAGTCGTATCGACAGGCACAACGCACGCAACGCCTGTGTCAAACATCGTCATCGCGATGTCCTGGCGAAGTTGGCGTCCAGCTTGGTCGATGTTGGCTTCGACCGACAAACAGTTGTTGAGGCCGCTAGCAATCACATCTGCAAACCGGCCTTCTTCGTCTGTGCGAGCGTGTCGAATGGCGACTCCGGCAACATCGATACTCAGCCGAGTCAGAATCGAGGAAAGGATGGTGCGCTCGTTGATGACATTGAGCCTTGTGGCGGACTCGGAGCGAGAACCATAGCTTGCGCCGTAGTCTCCGTACGAATGAATGCGTTCTTCGGCATTGTCTTCTTGCTTCTGGAAAGCATTCCAAGCGCTGGTCAAACGTTCACGAATAGTCACGTCTCACCTCCTTTCTCGAATATGCACGGATGGGTCATGTCGCTGGCTGCCGAGCTTTCTCCAATTTCTTACGGGTGTCGGCTCGAGCAATGGCAAGGGCGCCAATCGGAATAGCCGCAAGCGGCCCGGTCAGAATGATCAACGCTGCTTTTTCCCCTCGGGTGTAACGAAGAGAATCTACGGCCGCATCAGATTTGTTCCAACCCTCAACGGCTTTGGTGTAGTCGTTGAGAGCCTTCTTCTTAGCACTGGCCGAAGCTCCGCTTGAAGGGTGGTGCGCAGCATTGAGATTGAGAGTAGTCCGATTGATCTCGTCTCGTCGGACAGAGATCTCTGTTCTGGCGTTCTTGATGTCCGCAGTCGTTGGGCGCTTCTTACGAACGCCCCACTTCATGCCTTTGACGCCGCTGTGTTCAACCAACTCATCAAGAGATGGCTTTTCTTGCCCTAGGATCATTCGAAAGCCTCCTTGTTGAGTTTGAAGGCAACCCAGGCGTCCAGCAGTGCGGACACGTTGTCAACCTTCTCATCTTGGCGCCGCTTCAAAAGCTTGCGGTTACCGTTGGTGTCTTCCATGGTAATGGCATTACCCATGGTGAAGCTCATCAGATCCTGATCGAATATGAGATTCCGTTCGGAAGCCAAGATCTTCAATTCGCCAAGAGGCACAGATTCGGTCCGCGCGCCCTGGATTACCTTCTCAATTCCGAAAGGTCCATTCTCGGCTTCCCAACGAGTGACGAATTCTTTGGCGTTGTAAGGGTCATACCCGAGAGTGCGCACGTCGTACTCACTTCTCTCGATGAATCCTTCAAGATCGTCGTAGACCTCCATCATGTCGAGGATGGATCCTTCAAGAACATGAAGACTTCCCTCGTTCAGGAATTCTTCGTACTTCGCTCGCATGGCTCCAGGAAGCTTCTTCAACGTGAGAGCTGAAATGTAGCTTCGAGTCTTCACCCCAAAGTTCTCACTAGGCAGCGGGAACAAGAATGTGAAGGCGCAGAAGTCATCACCCTTCGAAAGGTCAGCGCCCATGGAACAGGGCATCTGCCAGAAGTCGCGTCGACGGTGAGGAAGAGTCTCTTCGTAGGAGAAGAAGAACGTGAACCCTTCCATTGGTATTCCGAAGCGCTTTGCGAGAATGTCGTTACGCGTAGCGGGAGCTTTCTCAGCCCGCTCAACGTCTAGGTGGTACGTCTCATAGGAAACGGTCTTACCGATGTTCGGGTTTGCCTTCTGCCACGTCGATGGATCGGCGACCTCAGCCACGTCGTCCAGCTTGTAATGCCAGATGGAGATGTGAGGAGCGAAGTACTCACCTCGAAGGATGGTTGCTAGTTCCATTTTGACAGTGTCGCCAGAACCGTTTCGAACCGTTCCTTCTGAGCTGATAGCAACGATCAGATAGTCGTCAAGCTTCGACGCTCCCTGTTCAATTGCTCCGATGACATCCTCTCGGACATCTCCAGACAACCACTCATCGACTGTTGAGATCTTAGGACGCAGTCCCTGAAGTTTGTTAATGGCCATCGGCCGAACTTCAAGCAGCGAGCCAGTCAGGAAGTTCTCAACGCCCTTCTTGGTGGATGCTAGCTTGACTCTGTTCATGCGATTGCCCGTGGTGTTCTGCAGCGATCCCTCTGTCAAGAACTTGAACAAAGGCCCACGGGCTCGAACGATCGCAGTGCGAAACGGCGACATAACTTCGTCGGCCTGCTTCATGGTGGGCGCCGTCGTGATCTGATGCGTCGTCTCTGTATCGACATTGAGGAAGTAGCTTTGGATGCACTCCGCGTACATTGACTTAGCTGCCCCTCGGGCGACGATCAGGTACTGCTTCACGACCAGGCGCTTCTTGATGGTCTTGTTGACGTAATGCCCTCCGTGTCCTTCCGGATCAGGCTGGTACACACTTCGATCGATGAAGTAGTACCACCCGAAGATTTGTTCCGCCCAGAGTTTGAACGAAGGAAGGAGGTGGAGGTCATTACCGTCAGTCAGAGTAAGCTCGTTCTCGCAGTAAAGAACGAAACCCTCAACTGCTTTGTCGTCGTAGAAGTAGTTGGGATTCGCGATGAGTGCATCGATACGGTTCATCTCCATGGAGATCTCTTCGTTCACGGGAATGTCGCCGCGAAGAACGGCATCTCGGAACTGCCCGTAGAAGAATGGCGTAGCGGTGTTGGATAGACTCATCGGTCCTCCTTTCTATTAGACGACGGCGGCGACAGCAGCCTTCTTGGCCAGAGCAGCAGCGACCTTCTTCATCGCCTGCTGACGAGCCATCTGAGTTGCGTCGTTGGCAAGACCGCCGGCAAGAGCCTTGGTCTGAGGACGAACACCACGAATGATGAGCTCCTTGGCCAGGGCTGCTCCTCGCGCGCGCGGGCGCTGCTGCGCGGCAAGTTTCGCGTACTGCTGCTCAAGGTTCATCCGAGTCACAAGAGCCTGCAGCTCCTGATTGGACAGAGCGTCCGTCGAACTCTTCTTGGCTGTCTGCCCGGCCTTGACTGCACGGATCGCATCTTCGTGGGCGTTGTGACCGCTTCCCCCTTTAGCAGTTACGCGCTGACCTGGCCGGGCATCAAGCTCCACAGGAGCTGGCCCAGTGGCAGCAGAACGCTTCTTGCGAACGCCCCACTTCATACCCTTTGTGCCGTAGTGCTCGAGAAAGTCCTCGATTTCAGCCATGGAAACACCTCCTAATTACTTGAGACCAAACCAGGCCAAGTAGGACTGGTCATTACCGGCAGTTGCAAAGTTGACAGTGGCGGGCCAAGAAGAACCATAGGTGGCACCCAGTGACCAGATCGCTCGACGGAAACCGGGCGGGTTTAGAACTGTCGCATGTGGGGTGTTAGAATAAAGAGTGTTAATGCTCACAGAGTTGTTAACTGCGAACGCCAACCACACCCATCGACCCGAAGTGCTTGAGGCCAGCGGAAGTGTAAACGAAATGTCGCCCATACCTGCCGTAAGCCAAATTTCCGTGTTCCCCGTTTGAGCTAGTCTTGTTGAGCCATCATCGCTATAGATGGCAAAACCATTCAACCCAATTTCAGTAAGACCAGCGCCATTGTGAGTGATGTACCTGGTGACTTTAGCGACAGTTACTCCTGGCGGAATATACATGCGAACCGCACCGGAATCCAAAGTCGAAGACGTCTTCACGTCGTCGGGATGGAACGAAGCAGCAACAAGTCCATACCCTGAGATCGGCCAGACATCACCGAGAAGCGGAGCTGCGCCGGACGGAGCATTGCGAAGAGTTTTGAGCTCAGTCGCAACCTTCGTTTCGGACCACCAAGTCGGACTCGAAGCGGGGTCGTGGTTCAGGTTTCCGTCCTGCAGAGAACGAGCAAGATTGCTGTACCCCGGCCCATAGCTGGCGTAATCTCCCTTTGCGTAGGTCTGAGCATTCCAATACGCCGAAACGCCTTGGAGTTGCTGAACCATGTAAGCCTGATCAGCTGCGTAGACGCTGTAGTCATCCGCGTTCTTCAGTCTGGCGTAGATGTTTCGGATCGTCGTGAGCCGCCATTTGAAGGTGACGTCCGTGACCGGGTCTGCTCCAATATGATCGGCGAGAGCAACCCATTCTTGACCGTTGGAAGTTTTGACCACGTCATCTTTGTAGTACTGTGTGGTGTTAACCCAAGCTGGCGCAACAACAGCATCGGTCAGAGCTACGGGAACGCTTGCCGGGTCTCCAGGATCCCCCTTGCTTCCTGGTGTACCCGGTGCTCCGTCAGCTCCAGGAGGGCCGGGCTCTCCGTCAGCTCCAGGCGCACCATCAGCGCCGTCTTCGCCATCGATTCCGTCGGCTCCCTTGAGTGAAGCCAGCCATGCGCTCTGAGTTCCTACGAACCCGTTGAGTACAGCGACTTCATAAGCCGACGGACCATCGTCGCCAGGAGCACCATCACTTCCATCACTGCCAGGATCGCCAGGGT